CTTTATTTATCTTGTCCCCTTTGTAAAGAAGCCATTGTTTTAAATCCCCGTCTACCAAACCTTGCAAATGTACTTTAGCTTCGGTGTACATAGTATTTTTATCCTTATCCCAATACTGACTCATATTCGTTTTAGAGAGGTCTAATAGGTCTAAAAGAGACTCTACATACACAACGTTGTATATAGGGCCTTTGCCCTTACAGAAGCGAAATATATCCGTCTGTGCGTTAGATACAATTAAGGTTAAGATAGGACTACTCATAGTTACTAAGCTCGTTTACTACGTCTTCTGCTGTAACAGCTTCCCCGCCTTGAACTAAATAAGAGATTGTATAATTCTCTGGATTCTCTAATACCCACTCAGAAACTAAACTTTGAGGGTAATGCTTCCCTTGTGTGTAAGTTTCATTAACAATGTGTAGAAGTAGGGTTAGTGAAAGCTTGAAACTCGCTAAATACTCTACATCATGAATATCATACCCTCTTAAAAAATTAATCTCTGATGAGGTTTCTTTTATGTCTTCGAGCCACCCCACAAGCTCTTTGGTTCTTGTTTCCATAGTTATTGTCTTATTTACCTGCAATATACGAAATACCTACGACTTATCCAAATAAATACCCCATTATTTTCAAATTTTGTTATGTCTTTTTTTATAACACAATAAGGGGTCTGTCTTTTTAAGGACAATTCCTCAAAAAGTAAAATTTCCGATTTTTTTCGTATATTGAATATTTATTCAATAATAATAGAAAAAGCACTATACAAAACTTTGTTACTAAAAGGATAAGTTGTTTTTTAAATCCCTTTTTATTTGTTTTGTTTAGTTTGATGTTTTAGTAACAGAAAAGGTGTTACTAAACATCTTATACGAAATATCGGAATAGAAGTAGTTATATTTCTAATTGAATGTAACAACATAACCTGATTACTACATCTAGTAAATAAAGTAGAATTGCCGCGAAACTTTTTACTTATTTTTTTTCCTTCAACAGGAATATATAAGTTTTTAGTAAAGTAGCTATTATACCTTGCTTTATGTCTCCAATTAGATAGAGTTCTAGCTGTGATATTAGCAGTCCCATTAGGATTTAAAAAATCAACTATAAACGAGTCTTTTAACTTACCTTCATAAAAAGATTGGTTTCTCTTAAACTTCATTTCTCTAACACTATTAGAAGTGCTAGAATACTGTTCAGTGACCCATTTTCTTTTTACTTCATCAAATTTAGTAACCCCTTTAGTTTCTTTTTTATGTATCCCCCGTAGCATATAAGATTCTACGGCAGCTAGAATAAAGGACTTATAAGCGTTTTTACTTTTCAAAATGAAATAAGGTAAAAACACCCATTCTTGAATAGGACTAAAATACAAAGAAGCATTTCGATAATTGTGTACTTTTTCAAAATCACAAAAACCAAAACTTTTAAGAACCTTTAAAGATTCGTAAGTTTGACTTTTGATATTACACTTTTTACCTAATTGCGCTTTCTTTCTAAAGTAACCCCCGTTTTTCTCTCCAGCACATCTAAGCCGTTGAAGAAGGAAATCTTCATTTAAGAACCCTTTTCGTATTAATTCAACACTAGTTCCTAAATTAACAAGAAGTCCTAACTTATTTCCTTTCTTGTTTTTATAAGTAGAAAAGAAGTTTTGTCTATCTTGGATTCCCTCATTAAACACATCGAGTTTAACTAATCTATTCGTATCAATTAAATCTCGGGTAATGTATTTATCAATGTCATCAATTAAAGCATCATTAACAACTTGGTGTTTATTAAGCACAGGAAGGGCTCTATCAGTAGCTGACGCTGAGAACTGATAAAACCCTTTCTTTACTATTGGTGCTTGTTTAAACCCTAACATAGTTGTTGCTTCCTGCCCATAATTTCTGCAATGAACTGCAATAATACGAAAAAAAATTGAGACTACCAAATAAAAACATAACTTTTTTAAAAAATATTTAGTTTATGCTAATTGTAACAAAAACCAAAAACAGTATAACAAATTACAAAAATATACCCTAATTTATTTGGTTATTCCAATTCTTTTTCTTATATTAGCGGTTGTAAAGGGAAAAGGGGAACAACATGGCATTAGAAATTAAGTCTTCGACTGGATGTGAAAATCTTTATGCTGAAACAGGTAATGTTTTAGAGTATTACACTACATTGATTAACTTGATAGGTTTAACAATGGATAAAGAGAATAGGTTAAGCGAAAAGCAAACCTATTTTTTAGCTCATTGCTGCAAGTTTAAGCAAGAAGGCGGTAATATAAGCAACATGGCGGCTTTATCAAGATACTTTTTAAACAACGAGTATTTGAATGGTAGGCAACAGATAAGAAACTATAAAAATAAGATTGGGGTAGCGAAGTGGGCTAAGACAGGATACAACATATTTGAAATTATTCCTAGACCTTTAGCCTCACCTCCTGGAGCTTTTTCTTTGAAAATAGGATATGGGGAGAAGGAAGAAGAGTAAAGAAGAGATAGAGGCGTTAAAAAGGCGCATAGCGACTACTAAGGGTTGGGTAAATGTTCCGATGGGTAAAATACTTAACCAAGTAGGAAAAGAAATGGGAATGGACCCTAAGCATGTTAAAGAGATATTTCAATTATCTTGGTATAACATAAAGGAGACTTTAAATGAGAATGAGTTCCCAAACATAAGCATAGAGCATTTTGGTCGGTTACTGCCTCGTATAACTAAAGTAGAGAAGTTAAAAGAGAAGTATTTAGATCAGTTAATGGCTTCAAGGAGGGCTAAAAGGAGAAACCCTCAACGGATAGAAACATATAAAAAGAAGTACGAAGCGGCATTGGCTGCTTGTGATAGAATTAAGAAGGAAAAGAAGAGGAAACGAGAAATTCATAAAAAGAAATAACAACAACATGGGTATAAATAAAGATACGGGATTGATTTATAATGATTCAGTAGAAGAAAAAAAAGTAAGTGATAATAATGGTTTGGCGGATGAAAAATTAGAGTTTTCATTAACCCAAAAAGATTACAGGAACTTATTTACGTCTTTTGAGGATTTCATAAATCAGGATATCGAGGATTTGTGGGATAACTATAATATAGGGGGAAAGAACCTTATTGTACGAGTATTTACATTCAACCCTACTGATTTCCATGAAGACACTCCTGATATTGCTTTAGGTATGATTTCAAGTAAGGAGCTAAAGCTTTTGACGTTCCCAGTAGCGATTGTACTTAACGCAGGAAGGCAAGCTACTTACATTAATGATGAGGGGGAAGAAGTAAATTATAAGAAAGGGGATTTTGTTAAGTTACAAGACCGTGATGCACGAATGATTAGTAATCCTGATTATGAAGCTTGGATTGATAATGGGATGTCTAATAGCAATGCAACTCAGATTGGTCAGGCTCCCCCTTCAAAGATTGCTGCTTTGCGCAGGAATTTTGCTAAGTACACAGTAATGGCAAACCCGTTTGACTTTTTTGTTGAGCGTAAAGACTTGTTCACTTTTAATTTACCTTTGAATTATATTGATGGGTACATTAAGGATGTAAATAAGTTTTTAGATGTTTAGTACAGCGTTATTGGTATTTTTAGGAGGTTATTCTATTTGTGTAGGGGCTGCTTATTTTGCGTCCCCCAGCGGAGTTCGATTTGCAGATGCGGCTAATCCTGTTAAATGGGTTCATTTTGTTGAGGGTGTGTTGATGAGAAGAGCATTAGAACCTCACATTATTGAGCAATTATTTATTCGGATAAACGACTTTGAATGTAGGGAGTGTGTAGCTGCGGGAAAATGTAAAGAGTGTGGATGTAAGATGCCTGAAAGAGCAATGTCTTTTAAAGAGTCCTGCTCTAAGGGAAATTGGGGTCCGATTATAACCGACTTAGAAGAATATAAAAAATTTAGGGAAGTTGTTCCTATAAAAATAGAAATTGAGTATGAAGGCGTTTAAAAGCATAAGCGTAGATGTAGGCGAAATAAAAGCGGGCTCTAAAGGCAATGAGGTGTTTTGGGAGTTTCAAGACCTAACAAGAGATTTGATTGCACAATATACCAAAGGGGAGGATATCGTTTATTTGGTTCGCCCTCAATGCGGGTGTACCGCAAATTTAGAGATATTAGATAATGGTATTAAGGCAAGTTACAATGACAATGGAAATAACATCGGGGATGTCATTAAACGTGTTAGTGTGTATTTAAAGCCCAAAGAAAATATTCCCGTGCAGGTTAAAAACAAACGAGGTGTATTGATACCTAATCCTAAGTTGGGTAAGGTTACATTAAGTTTCACAGCAAATATAGTTACATAAGGATACCCTTCCTCTCGACCTTATCAGGAGTGCGTTGCCAATGCCACGGCAGCCCTCCTTGATAGGGTTTTTTCAATAAAATAACAACATGAAAAGCAGAGAAAAAAGTTTTTGGTTTGATGGGGTAAAGACAAAGGAAGATAAGGAGACTGGTATGAAGTTTAAATACTGGTATCTTGAGGGAAGAATAATGGCAATAAAAAGAGTAAAATGAGTAAAAAGCAACAAGAATTAACAGCGGGTATGGTCAAAACTATGTTAGAAGAAATAGATGATAATATGCCTTTTTCGGTAGCTTTAGCAGATAGCGAGGGGAACTTAACATCGTTACCGTTTGACATAGACGTATTAAAAGCAACTGACCCTAATACTGGTGAGGAAGTTACTGTTTTTGCGGTAGTAGGAATGCAACAATAATTCTATGGAATGGCAATTAGTAAAAGGCGATTCAAGGTTTCCGTTTTTTGAGCAAAACCCTGACTTAGCGTATTTTCCTTGTATTAAGAATTTAATAAACGAAAAAGGAGAAGAGCAAGCGGGGAGGATTATGTGGGCTATACACATGACGGAAGATATCAATGGTGTCTTTTACGGATTGCAAGAAGAGGAAAAGCGTAGGTTAGTAGATGAGAGTTTCTTTGAAGGTAAAAAGAGATTTGAGTGGGATGAACCTATAATAGAAAAAGTTATTCGTAGGTATCCTGATATAACTATGCCTCCTAAAAAAAGAAGATATAAGCGGCTTCAAGATTCTTTTGATGTGATGTTAAAGGATTTGGAAGCGGGCGAAGATAAAACATTAGCTATTCAGAGGCTGCAAAAAGTACTAAGTACCGCAGAAGATGAATGGATAGAAGAAACAAATAAAATGGAGTCCTCCAAGGGGGACAAGCAAGAAAATTCCTTTTGGAATAAACAGAAGAATTGAATTTAGAACCTGTAAAACTAATACCGTTTCGGCTTCATGATATTTCAGATTTCATGAACCAGGAGCATCCTGAACTTCATCCGAAAACACCTCAATTTGAGATTTATTGGAAAGAACAGTTCGATTATTGTATAAACGGTAAATGGGGACATGACTATGATTCTTTAAAAGACGAGGGGGGATATAGATGGATGCCTAATACTTTGTATTTTTACATAAGCATGGGTGTTATTACCCAAGAGGGGGATTTTGGTACAGAAGTTGAAAAATCTCCTTTGTTAAGGGATGTAGAGTGGTTTATTTTTTATGGGCTCGCAGAGTGTGAAGGGTTTGCAGGTTTTTCGGAGGATAAAGAAAGAAGCTGTTATAGACCTTTAGAAAAGATACAAAAAGGAATACCTTTAACTAATGCGGAGCGTATATACTTAAATAAATACAAAAAGTATTTAACTAAGCCTAATGGGGATTACAAGGAATATGTTTCGGCTAGAGAAATGTTATACTCTACTCATGAAAAACCTTTAGGTAAGCCTTTATGGTTAAATGAGTGTCAAGACTTTTTATTAGTTTCTACAAGGGGGGTAGGTAAGAGTTTTTCTATTGCTCAGGGATTAGTTGGGCACGATTATAATACAAACGGGGCTAAAACGGTAGACGAGTTTTTACAAGGTACTACTAAGTCTACTACAGTAGTAGGGTCAGGGGACTCTTCAAAATCTTCTGAGTTTTTATCTAAGTTTAAAACGTTACAAGAACATTTACGTACTAAGGTAGGAGCTTATCAAAAAGGGTTACAGGAGGAGCAAGGTATTTTTTGGAAACCTTCAACAGGTAGTTTAGCCCCTGGAACTGATAATCCATTTACTAATGAGGTTAAACTAAAAGGTAATGCAGGTACAAAGGGTCCTGGGTCTAAAGTTGTTCATGTTTCGTATCACGTAAACCCATCAGCGGGGGTTGGTTATCGTGCTCGTAAAATGGTTATTGAAGAGGTTGGGCTTACGCCTAGGTTTGAAAGAGTACATGCTGAGAACCAAGGGTCTTTAACGAGAGATACTCGGTTTGGGTTTTGTGCGTATATAGGAACAGGCGGGCAAGTAGAAAAAACAAAAGAAGTACAGGATGCTTTTGAAAACCCAAAGGCTTACAATATATTAGGGTACGATGACCATTTTGGGAAAAGTGGAACTCAGATAGGGGCTTTTATACCTTCTTACTATAGAAAGAATATTTATAAAGACGAGAACGGTAATACTAATATAGAGGAAGCCTTCAATGATGAAATTACCGCAAGGGAGTCTAAGAAAAAAGATTCAGAGATTGCTTACGAAGGTTATTGTATTTCCTATCCTATCATACCGCAAGAGATGTTTTTGGCTACTGCGGACAATCCATTTCCAATAGCTACTATTGATGATAGACTTACTGAGTTAAATAGTGGGCTTTGGAAAAAGAAAGCTATTGTAGCTAGGATAGATTATACAAATTCAGAAAAAACAAAAGCTACATACAAGCCGATAGATAGAGAGAACGTGCAACCTATCTATAAGTTAAGGCAGGAAAATACATTACAAGGAAAAGAGCCTGTTGGGGCTACTGTTATTTATGAGCCTCCTGTTCCAGATGCATCTTCTTGGGATTCTTATACACCTTTATACATAGTAGCATATGACCCTGTTTTAAAAGAGGATGGGGGGACATCTATGTGTGCGGTTACTGTTTTTAAATTAATGCGTCCTCGGGCGGCTGATGGCGAAGTGAGGTTTAACATAGTAGCTGAGTGGATAGGTCGGTATAATGATACTAATAAAAACCATGAAAAAGCATTTGAGTTAGCAGCTTTGTACCAATGTAAAATACTATCGGAAGACAACATAAATAGTATTGTTAGATATTCAAGAAGTACAAACAGAGAGCACTTATTAGAAATGCGTCCTGATAACGCTTTAAGTAAAATAAAAGTAAAACAGAAAAGGTCTAATGTTTATGGTATTCAGATATTACCAGGGATGATTCCTAAATTAGAAAAAGCATTAGTAGATTTATTAGATGTTAATACTTTACAACCTGACGAAAGAGAATATGTCGGCGAAGATGGAATAATAGAAAGGGAAAGACGTATGGTAGAGGAGTGTTTATCTATACGGTTTCTTGAAGAAATGAAATACTATAAAAGGGAAGGTAATTCGGATTACGTTTCTGCTATGTTTATGGTAGCCCTTTGGGTACAAGAGATAGAAATAAGACCAGTAGAAAGTTACGATGACCAAAGAAACAAAGATACAAAAGTTAAAGATGTATTGAGTTTCATACACAAACGTAATAGAAGTAAACCTATTTATGAAAAATAAAGAAAACTGGTCTAAATTAATAGATAAAGACGGGGTTTCATATTTAAACGATATGAACCCTCAGTTACGATTACTAATTAGTGAGAGTGAAAAGAGAAAAGGGGGGCAAGCGTTAGCGGAGGCGATGATTGATTACCATGATTCTTTATCTACAAAAACAGAAGAAGATTATGCTTATTACGATGAAAACGCAGAACTTCATAGGGGTTCTTGGTCTACTTTAGAGGAGCATCAAGATGATATTAGTTTTAAGTTAAATGGAAAAGATCAATCCTTAGGCGGCTTAAAGCTTAGGCATTTCCCTATCATAAATACGATTAGTATGCGTATTTTGGGGGAAATTGTACAACGTCCTTTAATAGCTGGGGTTAGAGATTACTCAGCTACATCAAGAAATTACAGGGACCGTTATAGAAATAAATTAACTAAAGAGTTTTTATATCAAAAGTTAATAAAGCCTAAAGAAGATGCAATTAGGCAGCAGTTTTACCAAGGATTAGGTATAGAGGACCCAAGGCAGCTAAATAGTGAGCAAGGGCAACAAGTAGAGCAAGAAATACAAAAACAACTTCAAAACACAATACCTGATGATTTGCAGGAAACGATGGAGTTGCAGCAATCCCCTGAGGAAATTATATTTCAAAAGTTTTTGACTCATATAATAAAAGAGCAGAACATTGAGAATAAATTAATTCAGGGTGCTGAGAATGCTATTACTTTTGCGGAGGAGGCATACCGATTAAACGTAATAAACGGTAAGCCCAGAGTAGAAGTATTAAATCCTAAGTATGTGTGTTGGGATGGTTCTGAGCATGTAGAGAAAATACAAGATGGTACTTTTGCTAAGTATGAGCAGTATTTAACGCCGCAAGACATTATACAAAAGTATGGTTCTCATTTAATGACAAAAGACTTAAAAGAGTTGGAGTCGTTGTTTACTGACTATGGAGGAAGCTCGGGTCAAAATGCTAATGAGTGGAAAGAGTTAGAGTTTACAGAAGCTTTAGCCAATAACCCTGAGTTACAAGATTATATAGGTCAGGTTAATACAAGAGAGGGTCAGGAAAAATTAAATTTAATCTACGCTATGGTTTCGGGGCGTAGAAGAAACCCTAATAATCGGTCAGGGACTTGGGGAATACGAGAAAGTTACGTTTGTTGGAAATGGCAACGATGGATGAAGTTGGTAACAAGAGAGGTGCAAGGGAAGCGAGTAGAGCTATGGAAGGCCGACCACTACAAAAAAGATATAACTAAGGGCGATTTAAAAGTAGAGCGGCATTTAGTTCCTCAGGTATGGCATGGTGTAGTTTTGGGAGAAATAGGGAGTTCTATAAAAATAAAAGTAGAGCCCGTACCTTGGCAGTATAATAGTTTAAAAGACCCATTTGATGTAAAGCTTCCTATATTTGGTAGGACGTACAATACACAAATGAATAACTCCAAGAAAGTTTCTTTCATTGATTTGGGTAAGCCTTATCAGTACGAGTATAATTCTTTGCGGAGAGATTGGGAAAAATATAGACGTACTAATTTAGGTAAAGTGATATTAGGTACTGTAAACATGCTCCCTGATAACATGGACTTTCAGGACTTTTATACCATGCTGGATAATTTGAGTTTTGGTTTGGTCAATGATAAGTATGAAGGTCAAGACCCGAGATACGACATGAATGCTTTCCGTAATTTTGATTTAAGCAAGACTTCGGATATGGCATCCGTTCTTAAAGATATGGAATATGTTAAGAATGAGATGTATCAAGCTATGTACTATAATGTATCTAAATTAGGTCAGCAGGGTCAATACACTACGGCTACGACTGCTCAAATGAATGTACAGGCGGCTGATGCACAATTAGCTAAGTTCCATAATGAGCGGCGAGAATTAAAAAGAGACGTATTAGAATACACATTAAACCTAACCTTAGCTGCTTACGCTGATGATGAGGATATGAAGGCTAAAGTATTAGATGATATGTCTATTGCTTATATGTCTACTAATTACGAGTTTTTAAGTACCAGGGAGTACAATATCTTTGTTGTTGACGATTACAGGGAGACACAGCGGTTAGAGTTCGTTAGACAGCAAATGCAAGCGTTTATACAAAACGGAGCTAATGTTAAGGAAGTTATTGCATTAGCTAAGGCAGAGTCTTTTGCTGAGTTGGAAGAGATTGCAGAGAAGGTTTCGAGACGGCAATCTAAACAAGTACAACAGGCGCAGCAAGCGGAAATAGAAGCGTTGCAGCAAAAAACTAAACAAGAGATGGATATGAAGAAATACGTTGAAGAAATGAAGGCACTACGACAGGAGCGTTCCGATGAGGTTAGTTTGGCTATGGCTGAGTTAAATGCTATGCAGATGGCTAATGCGAATGACATTGACGATAACACAGTTCCTGATTCATTACAACGTAGTATGTTTGAAATGAAAGTTAAAGAACGTATGAAAGATAAGGAATTAGCATCTAAAGAACGTATTGCAATGGCAAAAAACAGTGAATTTTAGTATTTATTTTATTCATGCTACATATAGAACAAAATAAAGAACCTAAAATATTTGGAAATTAAAAATATTATTTGTATATTAGCCACCGAAGGTGGTGAAATAGTTAGTTAAAGACTTAAAATTATGAGCAAGGAAACATCACCATTCACGTTACTTAATGATAAAATAAACGATAATGGCATCCAAGACAATGAAAAGCGCAGCGAAGAAGAAGTGCAAAGCGACAAAAATGTGGAAAAAGCCAGGAAAGAAGATGTACGGGGGCAAAGCGAAGAAGTAAAACCTAAGCAGGAGCCTCAATTACCTCCTGAGCAAGAGGAACAAGAACAAGAGGGGGAACCTCCTTTTGGGAAAAAACTACAAGAAGAGGAAGCCGAGGGTAATGATGAACCTGAGGTAAAAGTTGAAGTAGAAGGAAATTTACACACGCCTGTAGCAGAAGTAATGAAAGCTAACGGGTACTTACCTGAGGATTATGAAATCCCTGAGGACCTAACTGACGAGCAGCTTGAAGAGGCAATCGTAGAGAATTATAAGAAAAAAGCAGAGAGTCGCATCAAAGGGGAAATGGCTCATGAAATGCAACAATATGGGGTAGACCCTAAGTTGGCGGAACTAAATAAGATTAAGTCTTATGGAGTAACGGAAGATGAGCTTAATAAACTACATAGTTATAATCAAATAGTTAATGCTGATGTAGATAAGGACTCTGAAGATTTTGAGGACTATGTTTCTTCTTTAGGAAAGGCTTACTTTAAGTCGCGGAACATAGAGGAAGACGACATTGAAGATTATGTAGAGACGGATTTAGCCAAGTACGGCTTAGAAAAACTACATAATAAGTATAAGAAATATTTTGAAAAGGAGTTTGGTTCTTTACAAGAAACTATTTCGAGTAAAGTAGAAACTGGGAAAGCTCAGCAAAAAGAGCAAGAGCGAGCCGAGCAGCAAGAACTAAAATCAAAGTTAGATAAAGGGGAGATAGATGGAAGGAAATATAGCGATGAGCAAATATCTTTCATAAAAGACGCTTTATTTAACAAGAGTGAAACCTTAAAAGACCAAAAGGGTAATTATCGAAAGGTTACACGTTTAGAGAAGTTACAACACGAACTTCAATCCAATCCTGAAAAGGAGTTACGTTTATTAGCTGACTTTTTATTAGGTTATGATTACGAAGCAAATGTACAGGAAGGGAAAATTAAAGGGAAGCGAACTTTGATTAATTCCTTAAATAAGAGTATAAAAGCAAAAAGAGTAGATACCGAAGAAACGGATGAAAAGTTCAAAGTGTTCGGTCAAAAGATTTAATTTTTTATTTAATTTAGAGAAGAGGGCGGGTATAAAAATAAAAAACGCCTATAAATATTTATTATTATGGCAACTAGACCTTTAGAAAGTAAGTTTGAAATTTACACGCAGAATGTGGATAAACATGCTGCGGTGTATAAGAAAATGGATTTAGCGGCTACCTTTCAGGTATTCCCGCAAATGCTAGATTATGAGATGTTGGAGCCTACCAGACGAAAGACTGCGGCTTATTCCAAGTCTCACATCATCGGGGAAGATGGGAGTTTAATGCGTGTATTTGAGGACCAAGCGGCTGTACAGTCTGTTAGTTCTAAGTACATCCACTGGCGACTTTACACTGAGAATGCGGATGTCCGTTCTTTTTTCAGTAAAAATTACGAACCCGATGGGGCTCAGTCAGGTATTGGCGATACTATTTTTGACATCGGGTTGGATACTGACAATTTAGGGCCTAACGATGTTTTTGTATTTGAGGATTTCCGCGATCATCCAGTTTTGGTTGTAAGTGACCCTAATCCTGATGGAGATACATTCCGATATGAGTGTCAAATCTGGTCAGCGGATATTGATTACATGGAATTGGATATGATTGGAGTAGGTACTCGAATTGTACAGATTGGTTCCATTATACCTGAGGCTACTACACGAAGAGGTAATGTAACCTTATCAGGGGGTAATTCGTTTGTAGACTTTGAGGTTCCAATGACTCGTATGGGTTGGTCCATGAAAGTTACAGATGATGCTTGGAAAGCGGCTAAAGACTTCTTGCTTACAAGCAAAGGAGATTCTGAGGTAGATAATGCACTTACTGAAGGTTTAGGTTCACCAAAAGATATTTTGCACTCGGAGCTTGATAACAAGTTCTTCCGAGCAACAAACCGTCAAATTGACATGTGGCTTACATATGGTAAGTCAGCAGACCGATTTGCATCTAGATTCTTAGATGGTTTGAACCAACGTGAAATTATGGCAGGTCCAGGACTTTATGAGTTCTTAGATTCTGCATGGAAAGAAGAGTATCCTGTTGAGAATGGCAGTTTAGATATTTTCCGTAATTTCTTGAAACGTATTTGGTTAAACAAAGTAGACGTACAAGAGCGTGTTGTACACGTACACACAGGGTCTGCTGGATTAGAACTTATCCAAAAATGGTGTCGTGCTGAGGATATTGCTCAAGTAGAGCAGCCACCTGAGCTTCACTATGGTCGACAAGATGGATTTGATGCTAATAAGAATGGAGTTGTTATTGGCAAGAAACAGTATGTAGGGTTTGAGATACAACCTTTCGGTACTGTATATTTCCACTATTTACCATTCCTTGATAATACTGCGGTAGACACGAGAACGTATAAGGGTTACCCTTATTCTTCTTACCAATTTATTATCTTTGATTTTGGTTATGGAGATATCCGAGACGGCAAAAACGTTAAAATCTTAAAAGATTCAGGGTATGATAACTTTGGTTATGGTATTGGTACATGGGGACCTTTCGGACCAGCGTTGAATGACCCTAAATCAAATAATTTTAGAACTACGTTAGGTAATGAGAATGCGTATGAGTACATACGAGAGACTTCAATGGGCTTTTTGATTGAGGATATCTCTTCTGTATTATTCATGCAACCTGCATTATCGTAAACATAAAAAGAAACAACAATATGTCTGAAATAACTACAGTTCAGGTAACTAAGTCGAATAATTTCATTAAGAGTATTGGGGACCCCAGAGTTAGGCGTGAGTTTGACGATGGGACTACCCAAATTCGTAAGTTTTCTGGAAATGTAATTCCAGGGGTGGAACAAGGAAAACGTATTCATTATGTAAAAAAAGAGGGTCGTTTTCCTATTACCCTACCTCAAGAGGAGTTAGATGAAATAGTGCAAAGTATGCACTTGTTTGATAATGAGGGTAATGCTATAACGACTGCAAATCGTAAAAACGCGGCAGACCCTTTTTTCACTCACGAAGAACTACGATTAGGATTTGAAGATGGTTTGACTTCTTACGAGAAGGAATCGCCCTTAGGTAAATTGTGGCGTAATTATATGGAAAATCATATTGATTACAAATCAAGAGTTATGGGCAATCAACCTGTTGGGTTGTTTCAAGGGCGAGCATCAATGACGTTTGTAGACAATAAGAGTTTAGAACGTGCTGAGGAAGAAGCTAATTTAGATTTATATGAAAAGGCTTCTAACTTAATGGCGAGTATGGATTTGACTACAAAAGTTCAAGCTTTACGTGCACTTGGAGTAGATGTGAGAAATTCACAAATCTCGGATAAAGGAATTGGTAGAAGTTTAACTAAAAAAGTGTTAAGGGAAGCGGAAGCTAAAAACCCAAGCGGGAAAACTAACATAGAGACCTTTATTGATATTGCGGAAACTCCTAAGGAGGAGCTAAACATACAAAGTTTGGTAAAACATGCTCGGGATTTACGAATTATCATAAAAGAGAATAAAGGGAGTAAAGGGGTTACGTATAAGTACGGTGAAATTCCAATGGGCTCTACTTTAGCTTTAGTTGCAGAGTTTTTATCAGATAAAGATAACGCTTCTATTCTTTCAGAGATTTCTGAGGCAATAGAGCAAAATGATAAGTAGTGATAAAAGCATCTAAGTTAATCTATGATTTTGATAGGGAGTATGCGAGGTTTAACACTTCCCATGCAAAAAAGTTAAAATTAATAGATAAGGTTGCTATTATCAACAAAGCGCAAGACATATTAGTAAGGTATGCGGCTCCTTTAGTAGAAACGGATTCTAGGTATAGAAATATATTAATTCCGATTGAAGAGAAAGGGGTTGAGTTAAAGGAGGTTAGAAAATCAGATTTATATACTGTTTACGAAGGTAAATCAGATTCTGTACGTGTTTTAAGCAATAGGGTTTCTATTAAGAAAGAAGGATGCGGAACCAAGGAGTTAGATGTAACGCTGTTGCGAACAGACGCTTTAAACAGGGCTAGAAATAATCCAAATTGGAAATCTAGTTTTGCTTGGGAGCAAGTTATTGGAGATGGAGGTAATGAGGGGTTAATTGTATATCATGAAGGGGACTTTGAAATATTAAAGGTCTATCAGGATTATATAAGAAAACCTCAAACTATACATATACCATCGCTTAGTAAACCTTCGGGGACGTATGTAGATTGGAATAAAGAAACGATTACAAAAGATGCGGATTGTGAGTTAGATAAGGGGTATGCGGATGTCATTATAACTAATTTAGCGGTAATGATAGCGAGTTCTACCACAAACGACACCAACAAATACGCATTAAAGATTAAAGAGATAGTAGAAAGCAGCCAAGTCTCGACAATTTGATAATAAAATTACAATAATAATAAAATGAAGAGTTTTAATAGAGTAAATGTATTAGCTACCAAAGGAAACTTAGCAGTAAAAACTGCGGGGGAAACCGTATATACTAAGTATGGGGTTAATGCTAAGGAAGGGGAAGTTCTTGTTTTTAACCCTAAAACAAATAAAACATTAGGAGTAGGTGATTTGGCTACGGCTTCACATATATCGGTTGCGGTAGGTGTTAAGGAGCGTGGTAAAATGGCATTGAAGCATGTAAGCGGCAGTCGTTTTAATTTAAAGAATAGTAAGTTTACTGTAACTGCTACCACTCCATCTTGTGGGTGTCCGCAGGTTATTGATATCTTCCCTAGTTGTTTAGAGTGTGGAGAAACATATTCTATCAATGTACGGTTAGATGACTATTTGGTTCGTTCTCGATTTGACTTCAATGAGCAGTTAAATTATGTGTTTACTGAGCGTATCAAATGTACGGACTGTGATGATTGTACAGAGGAAGCTGATGCGGTTGCATGGTTGTCTGCGATTCGAGATAAAATCAATGATAAGTCACGGACTGCTTTGGAAGACCAAGTGTTACCACGTGTAGGGTTTAATGCGGAGCAGTATCGCCCATTTAAAGCCTCTTTGCTTTATGACAACACGTTTACGTATACGTTACCTTTAGGTGATGATGATTGTGAGCAATGCAGTAATTTTGCTGCGGTTGCAGGAGCGTTGGTAGACGGTAAAACTTTCCAGTTTGTAAATACTGTAGACCCTTCGGATAACACTCAGACTTTAGTAGAACAGAAGCAAGCGTTAGAAGATCAGTTGAACGAAGCATTGGACGGCACAGGTGGTTCTGCTTATATTACTACTTCTGATTTGGCATGTTGTCCTTTTAAGATTGAGATTAATACATGTGATTCGTCTTTTGAGCTTCATGACGAAAACGGAGCAGAGATTACTCCTGATGGGGGAGCAGCTACAAATCCATTGACGGCATATACTAAAGAGGGTGCTTATAACTCTTGTTCTAACAATGATACTTCTATTACACCTACGGTAGGGCTCCGTATTTTTGTAGACCCTATTGATTGGGCTGTAGAAGGAGATGGTTTGATTGATACTAATGAGGTAATTCCTAATATCTTTATTCGTAGAGCGGATGTAGAGCAATTAGGATATGGTTGGGATAAAGCAAGTTTGCATGTACGAGAAGTATGTAAGCCTCAGAATATCCACGGCCAAGGTTTGTATTGGTTGGATAAGGAGCGTAAAATGAATCACACAGGGGGTTCAGGAAACAACCACCGTTATTCCAGTCGAAACATTGGACGTAACAATATTCCTGACAAATATTCTAAAGTACGTAATTTAATTACGAACTCAAAAGAGACTTATTGTGTGTACAACTGGCTTCAAGACTTTGAAGGCCGAGCGCAAGGAAGTAACATACGCTCAGTAGCACAGGATAACTTAACATGGTTATTGGTTCCTCAGAAGGATACTACTACTCAAACGAGTTTAGAGTTGTTTGGTAATAAGTTTAATCAGTTGGGTTATGCTATGGAGTTTGCGACATGTTTAGGTGTTGTTGATGATGTAGTGGAAGGAGCCACAGAAGCGGCTGAAGAAACTGTTGATGTATCAACTAATGACACTGTTGACCTTAGCGAATGTGAAGCCGTAACTTATGAAGTTACTGGATTTACAAATGCAGAAACTGTAAGCATTTCGGATGCTGGGTCTTTAACCTTTACTCCAAGCGCAGCGGGAGAGTTTACGGTTGGATACCAAGTGTTTTGTGATGGTATTTTAGTTGGCGGTGGTACTGTTTCAGGAACAGCGTCAGCAGCGTAGTAATAATAAATAGCAAGGCTCTTCGGGGTCTTGCTTTTTTACAACTAAAAAACAAAATAATCATGGCAAAGCCGAATATAAATATAAAGCAGTCTGCGGGGATTGTAGATAAAGACGGAAAAGCTTTCCGTAGTTTTGATGCTATTCTTAAAGCGGTACACTGTAATTTCAAAATACACCCTGAGTTACCTGCTATTGAGATGAGAGATATTTCAACAGGGGAAATTAAATTTGTTGTAGTAGAAGATGGGTCTTTATCTTTTTACGACACCTATGCAGAAGTGTGTACGGCTAAAAACTCATAGGAATGCAATGTGGATGTATCAAAAACATATACAATGCTTATGTAAGCAATAATGGCTGTAAGGAGTTAATATACGAAGACAGCAGTTTATGGATGGAAGAAACTGGGTATTCTATACCTGAATCTTATGATGTTACAATAACTACTCCTAATGGAGCGGTTAAGACATTAGACTTAAAGGTTGGTTGCAGGAATAAAATTACCTCAGCCGACCTTTTTACGTCTAACGGGCTTTGTTTAGAAGATGGTATTTATTGTTTTGAAGTAGAGAGTTGCGGAGTTAAGTATAAGATTAACAAAGCCTTTTTATGTAATACAGAATGTTCTTTATCTAAATTTATAGCGTTAAATGATAATTTTGAAAAAGTTGTTTACTACAATAGTTTAATAGAAGCGGTTAAGTCTAATGCTGAGTTAGGTAATGTAATAGAAGCTAACAAGATTTTAGATTATCTGAATCGTCAATTTGAAAATTTGAATTGTGAAAATTGTTAATAGAGACGGTTGTAGAAATCATACAGATACAGGATGTTATAAGCTTAGACCTTCTGAACTTAGGGATGTAGTAATTGACATTTCTTATTCGATAGGGAACTTTGGTAAGGAATGGATACAAGAATTAGAATGGGGTTACTCTAAGGAGACGAAGAAACCTAAAACTTATTATGTCCTAAGTCTTTACAAAGACATCATAATAAAGCACATGAATGCCTTACGATTAGAGCATCGGCCTTGTTTAAGTGACTGTGAGATACAAAGAGTTATAGAAAAGGCAAGGATAGAAACAGGGAAAATAAAGTGTGGGGAAAATGTAGATTTACAAGAAGTTGATAGAACGGGTATGGATGCAAGTGAATCGTGTGTGCCTTATGAACTTTGGGAAAAAGCAAAATACATTAAATTACCTAAGATAACGCCCACTGTAGAATTAAAAGAGTGTCTTAGGTTTGCATATGAGGTTGAAGTAATTTCGAGCAAAGAGAAAGCTTGTGAAATTATTTATGACCTATCGGTTATCCAAAGAGATGTTTGCAATATAGAATATACAGTTGATGTAGATTTAAACAAATGTCAATTAGAATACCAAACTATTGTAGAAAACAACCAATGTGAAATTAAATTAGATAACTACATAAAGATGAGGGAGTGTGGTTTGTCTTATGAAGTGATAAGTGATTTGGTTGAGTGTTCTATTACTCCTATATATGAAGGGGAGTCGGGTAACATTTTATTAAAAACACCACAGGGCAACACATATAATTATAACGAACTTAATTCTTTAGGAAAGATTAATAAATAAGAAATGGCAGCTTTAGAATATACTATACACCTTAACGATATATCTGCGGTAGGCGCAACTTGTAATGATTTCAACATAGAGTGGGAAGACGACTTATCATGTGGTAACATTACTTGTATTATAAATGATAACGTATTAAAAGTACAAATTCCTGAATCGTGTAAGAATGAGTGTGTAGAGGCACTTATAACATGTGCGGAGCCTTGTACTAATTGCGAACCTTTACGACTTACTATTTGCCCGTGTGAGACAGATGCAGATTGTGACGATTGTTCTTCTTGTATAGATAACATGTGCGTATCTATATGTAAGGACGATGAGTTCTGTTCAGAGGGGCAATGTAAGGAATGTGATGATGAGAACCCATGCCCTGACGGTCGGGTTTGTGTAGGCGGAGAATGTGTTTGTCCTCCTGGGCTCGTTGAGAACGATAGGGGAGAATGCGTACCTTGTTTACCTGAAACTACACCAAACTGTTACATTTGTACTCCTGATGGTATTGTGCCTAAAGAATGTCCTGATGGTCAGGTGTGTAATCCTAACACAGGCGATTGTGTAGATTGTATAGGCTCTGGTGATTGCGGGGAAAATGAAAAATGCGAAGGTGGTGACTGTGTATGTGAAGAAGGTTATCGTAGAGACCCTGTAACAGGGGAATGTATCCCATTGCCTGATTGTGATGAAGATGCGGATTGTCCTCCTTGCTTTGTTTGTAATGAGTTTGGGGATTGTGTACCTAAAGAATGTCCTGACGGTCAAGTTTGTGTTGATGGGGAATGTAAAACTCCTTGCGAAGATGGTACAGACTGCCCTGATGGGTTTGGTTGTAATCCTGATACGGGTTTTTGTGAGGAATGTGCAGACCAAGATTGCTCCACTCCTGATTGTGATAATTTGTTAGGGTGTAATTGCAACAGTTCGGGAGATTGTGTAGATTCTGATAATTGTGGTAACCAAACATGTAATAATGTGTTTGACTGTCCTGAGGGATGTGTTTGTTATAAAGGGGAATGTGTAGATTGTAGTAATTTTGCATGTGACGGATGTACTATACCAGGGTGTGAGTGTATAAACGGGGATGATTGTGTATCTGACCCTGACTATACATGTGAAGATGAGGTTCGTGTGTATAAAAAAGATGCGGAGTGTGATTTAATCGGGGAAGCTACATTAAAAGATAATTGTGCTTGTGACCCTATTACATTAACATGGAAAGCTATTAGTACAGGGACTGAGGAAGATAATCGAGTTCAGGTTAGTTTTGAATTTAATGCACGAAAAGGAAAAGCTTCTAATTACAACTCTGCTGTACAACTACCTACATTAGATAACACTTCTAATGCGAATATTGCGGATAATGATGTTCCTGAATCAGGGGCGGTTACTTTAGTTCAAGAAATAACAGTAGTTCGTATTGACGAGAATGGTAATACAATTCCAAATACCCAGGCAGTTGAAGTTATGTTTGATGAAACATTAGACTTTTCTGATTCGGCTAGTCAAACAATAAACTCACTTTGGGTTTATAAGCGAGGGGAGGAAATTGTTTTAAATTCCGAGGACCACCGAATTATTGGGGTAAGAGTAAAAGCAGTTCAAAATGATGACTTTAACTTTGAGAACCGAAGTGGTTGTGTATATGAGAGTTCTAACACAATAGGGTCTATTTCTGTATCTTCCACTCGATATTCATCTTTAGTATCAGGCGACTTATCTATATTCAATTCTTTTGTAAGTTTGTTTAGTGATAATGCAAGAAACCCTTTATTTAAGTGGTTTAGAAAAAGCCCTAACGCTGCTTCTTATAATAATTTGACTGATGTATTTAGAAAAGTGTACAAATCTGACATAGGCGGAGGTGTATACAGAGATACTTTATTTGGGCCTGACGAAATTCCTGCGTTAAATAATACTGATTTAGAACCTTTTGAAGGTGAATTGTGGTCAGGTTACAGTTATGCTTTGGAAGTAGATTGTGCTTGTGGGGATAATTATGATAACTTCGGTAAAGTTGCTTTTTGTCAGCCTGAAAATTTAGAGCGCACGCTTAACTCATGTAATACGACTATACAGTTAGGGTCGTTTACAGTATGTGATGTTAATGAGGATGTTACTCAGTTTAGTAATGTTCCTGGTAAAGCGCAAGTCTTTTTTGATTTGTACTTAAACGGTCAAGTGTTTGGCACGTATAAGCATGATGAGGGGACTAATCAAATTTTAAATGTTGATGATGCTAATGAAAGTTTGTTTGATGAACATTCTTTAGTAAACAGTGAAGAAATCACTTCGGCAAAATTAGTTCAACGCACATCAGAAACTGAATTGTGTGTACAGGAAATAGATATTCCTGCTTTAGCAGATAGAGAAGTTACTATTTATGATATTAAGTGTAATGAAGGGGATAATTATAGAGTAGAAATAGAGGCAGACCAAACCCCTTCGGATATAGATAGAATTGTAGATTGGGGGAATGTTGTAAACGGTATATTTTCTAAAGCCTTCCCTAAAGGGAGCCCAGCCTCTTTTGAGGTTATATTTGACGATGGGTGTTCTAAGGCAGTTACTTTAAACCCAAGTTGTTGTGATTCAAGAAATATTATATCTACAGGAATACCAGCAGTATCGGAGGGGAGCCCTATTCCTATGGGTTTTGAAGCCGTTAATTTAGCATCTCCTTTGACTTATGTCGTATATCCTCCTACATTACCTTCCTTTAACGGAACGGCCCCTAGTCAAACTAATTTTAATATCACAATACCTGCTAATAGGGTAGAGAAAGGAGATTACAGAGTAGTGTTTACAGATGGTACTCCTGACTGTAATAATATTGAGGTTATTGTAAATGTAGATTTCTTAGCTCAAAATGAGCCTGAGGTTATAACAAATACAGGGGAATTTAGTTTTTGCGAGGGGGGTTCGGTTGAAGTGTTTGTAAACATGGAGTCTGAGGCTATTGGGGGAACACTAAAATATACACGAACCGATTTAAGTTCGGCGGGCAGTCCAACCACTCAAGGAACAGTGGCAATAGACAGTGGCCAAGTATTGATTGAAGAAGTTACTAAAGAAACAGCTTTCCAATTCACATCTTTAGAAAAGAATGGACAAGAGGTATTCTTTAATGTACCTGTAACAATAGAAGAAAAAGCTAAACCTACCGTATCTTCTTTTACGGTGGAAGAATCTTCTATTTGTTTGACGGATGATGTAGTTATAAACATTGAAGGTACTCCAAACAGTACTGTATCGCTTAATCAAGGTATAGGGGATGTTATTTTAAACGCTTCGGGAGAAGCTACGGTAACACATACTCCTGAAACTACGGGTACGATTCAGTATTCTGTGGTTGGGTTGAGTTCCGATAGTTGTCCTAGAGAAAACGTATCTAGTCCAAATGCAGTAGTTACTGTTTCAGAGGGCCCAACGATTGATGCTTCGGCTGAATGTGAAAACTCAAATCCTAATTCTGATAAAACATTAACATGGGAAGTAGGGGACACAGGAGGTACTTTTGCTGCATTTGAAACAGATAATGAAACTAACACATTAAGTGTGAGTGGAGGAAATAATGGAGATGGTACTTCTACTTATACAGTAACAGTACCTGCATCTTCTGAGATAGAGGTAGTTACAGGGGAGTACACAAATGCGAGTGGTTGTAAAGTTGTAGCTTTACAAGCAGTTCCTACTAATTGTGCTTGTCCTAACTTAGATGTAGATGGTACGGCAACTTCGGTTTGCGAAGGCAGCGGAGATAATATCGTATTTACAATTAACGAGGTTGTTGTGGAAGGAGTTACTTATGGAACAGGCGATATTTCGGTAAGTTGGAGAGATTTGTCGGGAACAGAAGTATCTACAAGTAATCCTTACAATTATGACAGCACAGGAGAAGCTGCGGGAAATATTCAATTCTTATATGAAGTGACGATAGAAACAGGAGCTCATGACGGATGTTCTACTAACGGTTCTGTAACAGGGAGTGTATTATCTCCTCAGCAAGTAGATATTGCAGTAAGTGGAACTACGGGTAGTTTTGATGGAACATTGTGTGACGGAGGGGCTATGGAGTTTATTTCTACTATTGAAAGTCCTACAGATACGTACAGTTGGAAGATTGATGGAGCTGAGGTAGGAACAAGTAGGACTTATACGTTTAATGAGGCTGCACAAGCTTCTAACTATGTACTTAGTGTAGAGGTAGAGGATGAAAATGGATGTACGTCAGAAGATGACCAAGAAATATTTGTTACGTCTTGTGGGTGTGCAGTTCAGTATGTAGATATTCCAGGGGCTCCAACTTTAGACTTTATTGAGTTTACAGATGGGCAGCGTATTAGTTTAAGTGACTTACAAGTAGGGGTGTTTCCTGAATTAGCAGCGGGGGATACTAAAAATGATGCAATAGTTACTCAAATAGAAAACTCGTTATCTGCTAATAATGATTCAGGCAGTGTT